GAGGTAATAGGCAATCAAAACTTGAGGAAACTTGAGGTTTTTATTAAAGAAAAGCTTCAAAAGAAGGACAACGAGCGCATTGCCTCACAAAACGAGGTTTTAGAATTTCTCACAAGAGTTATGCGGGGAGAAGAAACAGAGGAAACAGTCGTAGTTGAAAATAAAGGTGATTTTATTAGCGAAGCTAAAATTGTGAAAAAGCAAGTAGCTGCAAAAGAAAGAGTGAAAGCCGCAGAACTGCTTGGTAAAAGGTACATGCTGTTTACAGATAAGGTTGATGTTAGTGGCAATTTAGGCGTTGTGATAGTAGACGATATAGAGGAAGATGAAAATGGCAATAGCGAAGGTTAAATTAAGCGAATTAATAGCACCTTCGTTTTATGAGATACACAACGATATAAAGCATAATAGATACACTCATTACTGGCTCAAAGGTGGTAGAGGCAGTACAAAATCATCTTTTGTCAGCCTGGAAATTATCCTTGGCATAATGAAAGATCCCAATGCCAATGCCGTGGCCCTGCGAAAGGTTAAAGAAACAATAAAGGACAGCGTATTTGAGCAGCTAGTTTGGGCGATAGAAAAGTTAAAAGTAGCAGAGTATTGGGATATTAAGCATAACCCGATGGAACTTACCTATATCCCGACAGGTCAAAAGATATTGTTCAGGGGAGCGGACAAGCCAAGGAAAATTAAATCAATCAAAGTTAGCCGGGGTTATGTGAAGTATATCTGGTATGAAGAAGTAGACGAATTCAATGGCATGGAGGAAATACGAATTATCAATCAGTCCTTAATGCGTGGCGGAGAGCAATTTGTCGTCTTTTACACTTACAATCCGCCTAACAGGGTTAATGCTTGGGTTAACGAAGAAATATTGATTGAGAGACCAGACAGAAAAGTCCATCATAGCACGTATTTGACTGTTCCTCGAGAATGGCTTGGGGAACAGTTTTTTATTGAGGCAGAGCACTTAAAAAAGGTTAACGAGAAAGCGTATAGGCATGAGTATTTAGGGGAAGTAACCGGCACGGGCGGCGAGGTATTCACGAATGTGACAGCAAGACAAATAGACAATGAAGAGATAAAAGCGTTCGACAGGATAAGAAGAGGGCTGGACTTTGGTTATGCTGTTGATCCGGCCGCTTATGTTGTGTGCCACTTTGATAAGACAAGACGGCGGCTTTATATATTTCATGAGATATTCCAGGTCGGCTTGAGCAATAGGAAATTGGCAGAGTTAATTAAGAAAGAAAACAAAAGCAATAAGTTAGTGGTTGCGGACAGCGCGGAGCCAAAGTCAATAGCCGAATTGCGTGGTTACGGAATCAACATAAGAGGAGCAAAGAAAGGGCCGGACAGTGTCGACTATGGAATAAAATTTTTGCAAGACCTCGAAGAGATAATAATTGACCCGGAGCGGTGCCCAAATACATTGCGAGAGTTCGTAAATTATGAACTTGAGAAAGACAAAGACGGCAATTTTAAAGCTGAATTCCCGGATAAAAACAACCACACGATCGATGCTGTTAGGTATGCGCTTGAGGATGATATGAGGACGGGCGGACTATCAATTTTAAAGTAAAGAAGGTGAGAAATTGCTGTTTAATTTCTTGAACTTCAAAGACTTATTCCGTAATGATATAAACATGATGACTATAGAAGAAATCCTCTATAACGAGATCCAGGAATTTAATGCATCCGACAAAAGAGCCTGGATGGTTATTGGAGACAAGTATTACCGGTGCGAGAACGATATCTTCAATAGACGTATAGTCCGGCATACAGAAAACGGGGACGTTGAGGATAAATCAAAGGCGAATAATAGGTTGGCGCATGGCTTTGTGAAGAATTTGGTAGATGAAAAGATTGGTTACCTGCTCACGAAAGACTACTCCCTGAAATGCGACAATGAAGAATATATCCAAAGAGTTAAGAATGTGCTAGGAAAATACTTTCAATACACACTTACCAGACTGGGTTACGAAGCTAGCAATAAAGGTATTGCATGGCTTCATGTTTATATAGATGAGCAAGGGAAATTCAGAACGATAGTAATCCCCAGCGAACAATGTGTGCCACTATGGAAGGACAATACTCATACCGAATTAGATGGTATGATAAGGTATTATGTGCAGACAGTCTTTGAGGGCAGAGAGAAGAAGCAAATTACCAGAGTAGAATATTACACTCCTGCTGAAGTCTACTTTTACATTCTGGACAACGACCGTTTAATCCCTGATATTGAGCAATATGAAGGTGGTCCAATTCCTCATTATAGAAAGGGAGATGAAAATAAAAACTGGGGCAAAGTGCCTTTCATAGCATGGAAGAACAACCATCTTGAGTATCCAGATATTAGGTTTATAAAATCCCTTGTTGATGCTTATGATAAGGCAAGAAGCGAGATAGCAAACTTTATTGAGGAAACTAAAAACCTCATTTACGTACTAAAAGGCTATGGTGGGGAAAATTTATCAGAATTTATGAGTGACTTAAATTATTACCGAGCCATAAAAATAGATGACCCTGAACATGGTGGAGTTGATACTCTTACACCTAAGATAGATATTCAAGCAGCAAAAGAGCATTGCGAACAGTTAAAGCGGGATATAAATGAGTTTGGCCAGGGTGTACCCAAGGACCTTGACAAATACGGCAATTCTCCCAGTGGTACTGCACTAAAATTCTTATATGCTGGTCTTGATTTAAAATGTAATCATCTTGAGGTAGAATTTAAACAAGCCTTTAACCAGCTCCTATATTTTGTGAACGTATATCTAGCCGAAAACGGTCAAGGGAATTATGAGGATGAGAATATTGAGCTTATATTTAACCGTGACATACAGATTAATGAGACCGAGACTATCAACAACATAGTTAACAGTAAAGGCATTGTAAGTGACAAGACCCTCGTAGCTAATCATCCTTGGGTGTCAGATGTGGAAGGAGAATTAAAGCAAATTGAGAAGGAAAGAAAGGCGGATGAGCCTCCTATGTTTGAGGCAGGTGATGAAGAATGATAGAGTAGGTGATGGGTATTGAAAGAAAAGGATATGAAATACTGGGAGCAAAGGCAGAAACGAACCTATCTGGCTGGGGAGAAGAAAGTCAATGCTTATTACAAGGAGCTACAAAAAGCGTTTGAGCAGGCAAAACGGGAAATCCAGGGCGTCATAAATGATTTCTACATGCGATATGCAAAAGAGAATAAAGTGTCCTATGCGGAAGCTCAAAAACTGCTTGATAAGGCCGAGATAGGAGAGCTGAAGGATTTTATTGCTAAGGTCCAGGAGCATATGGGTGAATACAACCTTGAACTTAACAATATGTCCATTAAGGCAAGGATCACCCGCTATCAGGCTCTTGAAAAGCAGATTGATGCAATCCTTCAGCGGCTGTATGCTATTGAGTATGAGCTGAAAGGCAAAGAGCTTCTGAAGGAAGTCTACACTGACAGCTACTATCGAACCTGGTACAACATAGACCAGTACCATGGATTTCATAAAGAGTTTGCGCAGGTAAATCCAAGGACCATTGATGAACTGATCAGATACCCGTTTAATGGTGCGGATTTCTCCAGCCGGATATGGAAGCAGAAGGACCATCTGTTGCAGGTATTGACCGAGGATATCACGACAATGCTGGTACAAGGTAAGAATCCTCAAACTTTAGCAGAGGACCTAGCTAAAAGGTTTAAAACAAAGGAATATGAGGCCTACAGGCTGCTGCATACAGAGAGCAGCTTTATTATTGAGCAGGGAACTTTAGCGGCATATAAAGAAGATGGAGTTGAAAAATATCAAATACTTGCTACATTGGATATGAAAACTTCTGATATATGCAGAAGTGAGGACGGGAAAATATATGATGTAGATAAAGCAATAGTAGGAGTAAATTATCCACCTTTTCATCCGTTCTGCAGAACCACAACGGTACCGTATTATGAGGACGTTGAGAATGAAGGCACCAGAGTGGCAAGGGAACCGAAGACAGGCAAGAGTTATGAAGTACCTGCAAATATGACATATAAAGAATGGTATGACAAATACATTAAAAACAATTCTGGGTAGTCAGGTGCTTTATTATGCCTAATGAGTGGGAGGTGAGAGAAGCGACATTAGAGCAGAAAGTGGAAGAGCTAGAAAAAAGAAGGGAAATATTATCATAACATTGAGATATCCTGTTCAGATATCTTTTTTTATCGCCTCTTTGGTATTTCGGGCGTAAACTGCAAAGACACTCGTGGAAGCGACCACGTAAAAAAGCGTAGTGAAGATGAAAGGAGAGATGAGTATTATGACAAAAGAACAGTTAATGGAAATGGGATTATCAGAGGAACTAGCTGAAAAGGTTTTGGCTGCTCATAAAGAAGAATTAAAAAACTTTATTCCTAAAGCTAGATTTGATGAAGTAAATGAAGCCAAAAAAGAGCTAGAACAACAAATAAAAGAAAGGAATAGACAATTGCAAGAACTTGGAGAAAAGGTAAAAGGTAATGAAGAACTAGAAAAGCAGATTAAGGAGCTTCAAGAAGCCAACAAAAAAGCTAAAGAAGAGTATGAAACAAAGATTAAGAATCTTACATTAGACAATGCTATAAAACTTGCTTTAAAAGAACACAAAGCTAAATATGAGGACCTTCTTGTAAATAAGTTTGACAGAGAAAAACTCGTTATAAAAGATGATGGCACTATTGAAGGCTTAAACGAACAAATAGCTGCTTTAAAAGAAAATTACAAAGACTTATTTGAGCAGCCATTAAGTGGGCATGTCCCAAATAACACAGGAGGCAATCCTGAGGGAGGAGAGCTGCAACAAATAGCTAATACTATCAGACAAAATTTAGGATTTTAAGAAAGGGGAGTGTTAAATATGGCTAATGTATTAGAATATGCAAAAATATTTATGCAAGAACTTGATAAGCAGGTAGTAGCGCAAGCTACATCTGGATGGATGGAAGCTAATGCTGGATTAGTTAAGTACAATGGTGGTAATGAGGTAAAAATACCAGTTATAGACATGGATGCATTAGGAGATTATGACAGGGCTAATGGATTTGTTGACGGGTCAGTAAATTTAACATACGAAACAAAAATTATGACACAAGATAGAGGCAGGACTTTCATGCTTGACCGTATGGATGTAGATGAAACTAATTTTGTAGCAACTGCCGCTAATGTTATGGGAGAATTTCAAAGGGTTCATGTAATTCCTGAAATTGACGCATACAGATATTCTAGTATTGCAACACAAGCTATAGAAAAAGGTTCAGCAGTAGGAGGATATACTCCTAGTGAATCCGATATTTTGAAGAAACTAAAAGAAGATATATATGCCATTTATGATGTAGCTGGAGAAATACCTTTAGTTATCACAATGAATATGCAAGTTGCTGCTATATTAGAAAATTCCACTGAATTAAGCAAGATGCTTTCTGTAATTGATTTCACACAGGGTGATGTTAAGACTACAGTAAGAGCTATTGACAACAATCCAATTATCAAAGTACCTTCTTTGAGAATGAAGACTAAATATGTATTCTATGATGGAAAAACTACAGGACAAGAAAAAGGTGGATTTGCACCTGATGTTGATGCTAAAAATATCAACTGGATTATTTGCCCTAGAACTGCACCTATAGCTGTATCTAAAACAGACAATATAAGGATATTTACTCCTGAACAAAACCAAAAAGCTGATGCTTGGAAGATTGATTATAGAAAATATCATGACCTGTGGATAAAAGACAATCAGTTTAAGGCAATCCGTGTCAATATCAAAGAAGCCTTAGCTTAAGGGGTGGTATTCGATGTATAAACTTGAAAAATTAAATGTAGTGAAAATTGTAGCAACGGAGCAGGAAAAGGAGAAGCTCCTGTCTAAAGGCTTTAAAGAAGTGGTCAATGAGCAAGAAAAAACAAATAGTCAGAAAAAGGATGAGAAGAAGGCTGCTAAATAGAAGCCTTCTTCTCACATTCAATAAAGGTGTGATTGTATGACTGTTGAAGAAATGTTAAATGAAGTAAAGAAGAACTTGAATATATCGGATACATCAAAAGATTTAACTATAGAAGATGTTATACAAGAAGTATTAAACTATTGCAACTTAAATGAGCTTCCTAGAGAATTAGAGCCATTCATTCGGAAGAAAGTCAAAACTATAATGGCATATGAAAAAGAAAACGGTTCAGATAGTGTGTTTGATATTAAATCAATTAAAGAAGGGGATACATCTATTACCTATAACACTGATGAAGTCTCAAGAGAAACCATCTATGGATTATCGGAAAATGATAAGCTTGCCTTGAGAAAATTTAGGAGGATTAGAAGATGACAGCCCTTGAAAGGCTTTGGAAAGATAGAATGGATATATATAGATGGGTTGAAGTAGTTGAGGGAGGTATTACAAAACAAAAAGAAGTATTGCTACATGAGAATGTAAAATGCCACTTCAGTAAAGGCTCGCTGACAGATATAGGAGAGAATGGAGTACCAGCACTTGTTAATTCTTATACATTGTTTTGCAGCCTTGATACGGACCTAAAAGAAGGGGATAAGGTTGTTGTAACGCAAAGAAACGGAAAGAAAGTAACTCTTATAGTTGGTGAAGGCTTCCCGTATAGTACACATCAAGAATTTAGTGTAAAGAGAGAGGAAACAGCATGAGCAGTAGTAATTATCGCAGAAATAAGGCTTTTATTGATAAATATAGAAAAGAGCTAAAAGCTATGTTAGGAGATATATCACAAATAGATGTGCGATGTCTTAATAAGGCTGCTAACGTAGGGCTTGCTGATGCAAAAAGAAATACTCCAGTAGTTACAGGTTTTATGAGACGAAGTTGGGCCACTACACCAACTGTAAAGACGAACAAAGGAGTAGAAAAGTCTATCATAAATACTGCCGATTATTCCAGTTATGTAAATTACGGTCATAGGGTAGTAAATCGTAAAGGTGAAACCGTGGGATTTGTTAAAGGCAAATTTATATTAGAGAAAGCTGTGGGCAAGGTAGATAAGCAACTGGTAAAGGAATTCAAAAAGGAAGTGGAGAGGGTGAACAGGAAGCATGATAAGTGATATAAAACAGGCCATAGCACAAAAAATATTGGAACTGTATCCTGAAGCTACTATCTACGATGAAGATATCCCTCAAAATTTCAAAACACCCTCTTTCTTGGTTACCGTGATTGAACAAAGTTATGGAAAAAGGTTAGCGGATAAGTATAACAGCACAGTTAGCTTTGACGTTGCTTATTTCAGCGATAAAAAGAAGAACGAGATAAAATCAGATTGCCAAGCGGTAATGGTGAATCTGCTTCGGGCTTTTGGCCTGCCGGATACATTTAGAGCTAGAAACTTGCAAGCCAATATCACCGACAATGTGCTGCACATAACCTTTGATGTTAGTTATTCAGAGATGAAGATAGAGGAATTTACAAAAATGCAAAAGCAAACTGCAAATACGAATGTAAAGGAGTGATAATATGGCAGGTACTTGGACCAGTCAAAACAAAATATTGCCTGGTGCTTATATCAATTTTTTGACAAATGCTCCACTTTCCATAACTCCAGGAGATAGGGGTATTGTCGTTTTGCTGCAGGAAATGAGTGTAGGCAATGCAGGGGAGATATACAGGATAACTGCAACAGATCAGAGCGAATATCCGGAAGGAGTAACTGACGATGACAAACTGCTGATAAATGAGGCCCTCAAAGGTGCCCAAACAGTGCTTGTATATAATCTTGGACAAGACCATGCAAGTGTTACCGAAGCATTAGAAAAGCTCAGAACAGAGAAATTTAATACGCTGTGCTATCCGTATGATGGGACGGAATATGAATCAAGGAAACAAGAGATTGCTACTTGGGTTAAGGCTATGCGTGAAGATGAAGGAATGAAGATACAGGCAGTACTTGCTAATTATGATGGAGATTATGAAGGCATAATTAATGTTGTCCAGGGAGTAAAACTTACAGATGGCGCAGAATTAACACCTGCACAGACTACTGTATGGGTGGCGGGTGTTACTGCAGGCGCTAATATAAATCAAAGTAATACTGGTCGTAAGTATGTTGGCGCTGTTGATGTGATACCAAGGATGACGAAATCGGAGATGGAAACGGCTATTCAAAACGGCGAATTCATCTTTAAAGTGGATAGCGCACAGAATGTTACGGCAGTTTACGATATTAACTCTCTGACCAGTATTACTCCAGAAAAAGGCAAGGCATTTACAAAAAACAGGGTAATCCGGGTAATAGACGGCATTAATAATGACATTACGACCATTTTTGAGAGCAATTTCGTGGGCAAGATTGACAATAACCCAGATGGGCGGTCACTGCTGCGAGCAACTCTGATTGAGTATTTCAATGAACTGCAGCGGCTTAATGCAATTCAAAACTTCCAGCCCGAAGATGTGACCGTTTCCCCGGGCACGGACATTGACGCAGTGGTGATTGATTGCTATATCCAGCCGGTAGACAGCGTAGAGAAAATCTATATCACGATAAACCTATCGTAAGGGAGGGACTGATACATGGCTGAAAATTACACCAGACTGGCAGATACTATTTCCTCTCACGAGGGGAAGGCGTATATCACCATTAACGGCCAAAATAGAGAGTTATTTGAAATATCGGCTTTGACTGCTCAGATTGACCTAATCGTGCAGGAAAAAAGAATGCTTGGCCACAGGATGACTCAACATAAGGTAGTTGGGGCGACGGGTACAGGCTCTATGACAATCTATTTCATGAATAGCGAGATGTTAAATCAGGCAATTCAGTATTTGAAGACAGGGAATTATAAAGGCTTAAAACTGCAAGTGAAAAATGAGGATCCACAAAGCACTGTAGGTAAACAGGAAGTAGTGCTGTTAAATGTTATCCTTGCTTCGCTGCCTGCAGCAATACTTGATGATAGCTCGGATGATCCGATAACCTTTGATACGGATTTTACGTTTGACGATATTGAAATCCTCGAAAGTTTCAAGTTACCAGAGAATTATAGATAAGGAGAGATAAAAAAGCCCCCTTGTAAATAAACGTTAGTTTTTATAAAATGAAGATAACCGAGCACCATTTACAAGGGGGATTATATTATGGGATGGTTAGTTGCATCAATATTTTTCGGGATTATAGCATTTATGGGATTAACTGTGTTGATAGTAGGCGAGATACCAGAGGGCGAACTGATCCCTGACCTAATAATAATTGTTATATCAGCATGTTTATGTCTTTATTTTAGGAAAAGATATATGAAAAGAGATCCATCTAATTGGAAAGGTAATTACAAGCTTAGGGGGAAGCCACAAAGAATCAGTAAAGAGGATGAAAAAATTCTTGAACTTGAAGACAGGTTGCCTGTAATTGAGGAATCTCCAATTTATTTAAAAGGAGATGTATTGCATTATCTTGAACCTGCTACACTATTGATAACAAAAAATAAAATGGTAGGGCGTACAGGGAAAATAGGTGGAATAAGTGTGAGACTGGCAAAAGGAATTTACGCAAGAACAGGTTCATATGGAGGAACCCCCATTTATAAGGATGTTACTTATACATTTAATGGGCAACTTGCAGTTACTAATAATAGAATCTTATTTATTCACCCACAAAAAGGATTTGAAATACGCTTAAAAGATATATCTTTAATTGACCCCTATTCTGATGGAGTTAGTATTCAAACTAAAAATAAAGCTTATTCGTTTATGCTCAAAGAACCTAGATATTTTATGGCATTAGTAAAAAAGGTATTAGAAGATAATCGTGAAGCACTTGCTTAGGGCAGGTGCTTTTATTATGCCTGTAAAATCAAAAAGAGGGAGGAATAAAGGTGAGTTCATTAAAGGCATTTTTGAATCCAATAAAACCCGGGAATAAGGAGGTAATCGTATCGGACCGGTTTCAGGAAGATGGGAAACCGGTTCCTTTTATAATCCGACCTATCACACAAAAAGAGAATGAACTGTTGTTGAAAAAATATACTAAAAGAGATAAACGGGGTAACGAAATTTTCGATAGAACAGGATACATTCATGAGCTTGTGGCTAGTGCAGTGGTATTTCCTGACTTGAAAAATGCAGAACTACAACAAGCTTACGGAGTATTAGGGGAAACCGAACTACTAAAAGCAATGTTGCTTGTCGGCGAGTTTGCCACACTAGCACAAGCGGTACAGGAATTGAGTGGTCTTGATATTGATATTAATGAGGAGATTGAAGAAGCAAAAAACTAATTTTGCAAGGTGATCCAGAAGCTAATCTGGCTCACTTTGCATTGCAGAAATTACACATAAGACCCGGAGTATTGCTTGGAATTTGTTCTGCTAATGATCCCGTAGATGAAAGAGAACGGGCTTTTATTTATGCAAGCATACTAATTAGGGTAGAACAAGAGAAAAGAGAAGCCGCTAAAATAAAAACCTCCAGATATAGAGGCCGGACAGGGGGCAGGAGAAGATAATGGCTACTTTGAAGGCAATGTTTAAATTGTTTGATGGGTATTCAAGTACTATTGATAAAATAATTCGAAGAACAAATGAAGCAACAAACAAGATACTAAACGCAAGTGGAGCCACAGACAAATTCAATAAAAAATTAGAAAATATGGGAGCAAGCGCAAATGTAGCAAATACTGGGTTAGGAAAACTAGTTAAAACACTTATTAGCTTGGCAGCAATTAAAAAAGGGATAGATATTGTAGACGAGTATACAAATATAGCCTCAAGACTAGCTTTAATTAACGATGGCCTTCTAACTCAGGCAGAACTTCAAAACAAAATATTTGCTGCAGCTAATAGATCAAGAGGATCTTATACAGATATGGCAGATGCAATAGCTAAAATGGGTCTTATGGCACGTGACGCTTTTTCTGTGGACGGTAAATTAAACATTGATGAATTAGTTGTTTTTACTGAATTGGTTCAAAAGTCTTTTAAAATAGCAGGAGCAAGTATTTCAGAACAACAAGCAGCAATGAGACAATTAGCTCAAGCGATGGCTTCTGGTAGACTTCAAGGTGATGAATTAGTATCAATAATGGAAAATGCTCCAATGATATATGAAGCAATAGCAAAATATATGGGCAAGACAAAAGGAGAACTTAAAAAATTATCTTCTGAAGGAGCTATAACAGCAGATATTATTAAGAACGCTATGTTTGCAGCTGCTGATGATATAAACAAAAAATTTGAGAAAATGCCAATGACATTTGGAGATATATGGAACAAAATCAAGAATGGTGCAACAAGGGCTTTTAGGCCAGTAATCGAAGAAATTAATAGGCTGATTAACAATGAAGATTTTAATAAGTTTATTAATGGATTAGTAACTGGATTTAATTTACTTTCAAAAGCAGCTTTGTTTTCAATGAGGATAATATCTGCAATTAGTTCTTTTTTCATAAACAATTGGAGTATAATAGAGCCAATTATTTGGGGTATCGTAGGGGCTTTAGTAGTATATAACGCAACTATGGGAATCGCATGGTTAACTACTCTAAAAACCGTAGCTGCAAAAATAGCGCATGCTGCTGCTACATGGGCAGAATACACTGCAATATTTGCTTTAATTTGGGCACAAGAAGGACTTAATGCTGCTCTTGCGGCTTGTCCCATAACCTGGATCATTAATGGAGTTATTGCTCTAATAGCAATATTTTATGCTGCCATTGCTGTAATAAATAAGCTTGCCGGAACAAGTATATCTGCAACAGGTGTTATAGTTGGAGCTTTTGCGGTATTAGGAGCTTTTATATTTAATCTCTTTGTTGACACTATTAATGCCATTTGGACGGCCTTTGTTGAACCGTTTTTAGGTATAATTGAGTGGATATTAAATGTCGCAAATGGTGGCTTCAATAATTTTGGTGAGGCAGTCAAAAATTTGATAGGCAATATTATTTCTTGGTTTTTATCTTTGGGTAAAGTTGTAACTAAGATTATTGACGCAATATTTGGCACAGATTGGACAGCTGGGCTATCTTCTTTGCAAAAGCAAGTGCTTTCATGGGGGAAAAATGAAAAAGCAATTACGCTTGATAGAGAAGCACCGATTATTAGTAAAAGAATTCAATATAGTGCTGCATGGAATGTGGGATATAGTTTTGGTAAAGATATCCAAGATAAATTAAGCTTTAGTAATCTGTTTGAAAAACTAACCGGCTTTTCTAATAATCTAGATAATTTAGAAGGTTTTGATTTCTCTAAATTTGGTACTGCAAGCGACCCCATAACAGTGAAAGGGACAGGCAAGAATGGCAGAGTGGAAGTAGAGATGTCCGATGAAGATCTGCAGTACCTTAGGGATATAGCGCAAAGAGAATACATCAATAAGTTCACCACTGCTACCTTGGCACCTAATATAACTGTAAAATTCGGTGATGTGCACAAAGAAGCAGATGCGGACAAGTTATATGGAAGAATACGAAAGATACTTCAAGAAGAAATAGCTATGGCAGCGGAGGGGGTCTATTCATAATGAGCTATGCGGTGTTTTTCGATAAAGACAACGTTACCTATAGGCTCCCTACTAATCCGGAACAGATAGAGGTATCCAGTACGCAGGCTATAGAAAAGTTTGAGATATTGAAGCTCGGCCAGATTGCCATACCTACACATATGGAACTGGCCGAGTATTCTTTTGAATGCGAATTTCCACATACTCCTCTGCATTATGTGGAAACATCAGGAGGATTTAAAGATGCAGATTTTTACCTAAGGCTCTTTGAACAATGGAGGAAAGAAAAGGTCCCTGTGCGGTTTATTGCCAGCAATGGCATTGGTGACGATATAAATACCCTTGTCTTGATAGAAGAACTGACCGTAACCGAAAAAGCGGGCGAGGAAGGGGACAAATATGCCTCGTTTAAGCTTTTGGAATACAGGGAATATGGTAAAAAATCCGTTGTTGTAGTGCAATCAAACAAAGCAACCGTTAAGAAAGAGTCCACGACACCTAAAGTTAACCCAAAATCAAATGGGGTGCATGTTGTGCAGCCAGGCGATACTCTCTGGGCTATAGCAAAGAAATACTACGGGAACGGAGCACAATATACCAAGATATTCAATGCTAACAAGGATAAAATTAAGAATCCCAATCTTATTTATCCTGGCCAAAAGCTGGTGATCCCAACATGAATATGGAGTTTCTGGTTGAGGTAGACGGTAAGATATACGAGATAAGCGAGCTTGTGAAGTCTGTCTCATATTCAGATAAGCTGAATGACGGATGTAGCAAGCTCAAATTTTCTTATATTGATGATGATTTGAGGATACAGAATGGAAGTGTAGTGCGGTTTAGGTATAACGGTGCAAATATTTTTTACGGCTATGTGTTTAAGCATGGCCAGAATAAACAGAAAGAAATAACTGTAACGGCTTATGACCAGCTAAGGTATTGCAAAGCGAAGGACACCATCGTCGTAAAGAATGACACCATTGATAGCCTTGTGCGAAAGATGTGTAACTATTTCGGATTGCGGGCTGGGAGTCTCGCCAGCACTGGCTACAAACTACCGGTCAGTGTCCAGGATGATAAAACCTGGCTGGATATCATCTACACCGCTATTGACGACACACTGACCAATACAGGCAGATGGTACTGCCTGCGTGACGAATTCGGTTATGTGGCCCTTCGCGAACTGCAGGAGCTGCAGCTTGACCTTGTGCTTGGCGATGAGAGCATGGTTTATGATTTTGAGTATGAGAAGTCCATCGACGATAATTTCTATAACCAAATCAAGATAGTTTCCGACAATGAGGCCACAGGTAAGCGCGATGTCTATATCACTCGGGACAGCGGTTCAATTGCTAAATATGGCCTTTTGCAATATTTTGAAGTACTGGACAAGAATTATAACCCAGCACAGGCAAAAGCCAAAGCTGATGCACTCTTACGACTTTATAATCGAGAAGTCGAAACCTTGGAATTATCTTGTCTGGGTGACGTAAGAGTGCGGGCGGGAACCAGCTTTTTCGGCCAGATTGAGGATATAGAGTTGAATAGGCGACTAATTGTTAGGGAAGTAACCCATGAATTTATTCCGGTCCATACCATGCGTGTGGAAGTGATGCTATGATAAACGAAATTAAAAATATAATTCAAAACTACATCAACAATGCAAAACTATGCTGCCTTATGGTTGGCACAGTAACAAGTGACGGTATAAGGGTGAGCGATAAGCTCACCATCCCCAACGAATTAATTGTAGGTAATCTCAAGAAAAATTTGTGTGTTGGCCAAAAAGTGAGGCTCCTACGAAATCATGGTGGCCAGCAGTTTTACATCCTGGAGGTGATAGATGAGTGATACCTCAAAGCAATATAGATGTTGAATTATCCTTGGATGAAAGCATAGAAACTAGCCGGACTTATAAAATTGTTGGCAACAGGATTCAAGGCTATACAGATGGCTTGGAGGCCCTTAAGCAAGCCATCTGTAAGGTGCTCAGCACGGAGCGGTATGAGTACCCTATATATAGCTTTAATTATGGCATCGAGCTTGAAAACTTACTGGGCAAAGACCCTGTATATGTGCAAATCGAACTCAAAAGAAGGATTCGGGAGTGTCTCCTTAGGGATGATAGAATTACGGAAGTTGATAATTTCAAGTTTGAAGTAAATGGAGACGAAATAAAATGCACGTTTGATGTTCATAGCATATATGGCGATTTGACGGCCTCTAAAGAGGTGAAGATTTAATGTTCGAGGATATGACGTATGAAAATATATTAAATGATATGTTGAGTAGAGTGCCCTCTAACGTGGACAAGCGAGAGGGCTCTATTATTTATGATGCGTTAGCTCCTGCAGCTTATAAATTGGCCGAAGCATATTTCATGCTGCGAAATTATGTTGACCTATTTTTCGCCGATACAGCTGTGGGGGAATTTCTTTCTCGAAGAACTGCCGAATTAGGGATAACAAGGCGTCCTGCCACAAAAGCGATAAGAAAGATTGTAACCACCGGTCCAGTAGAAGTAGGGACAAGATGGGGGTTGGAAGACACTACTTATATCATTATTGAAAAAATATCGGATACAGAGTATAAGGCGGAATGCGAACAGCCCGGCACTATCGGAAACGTATATTCCGGCCCTCTATACAACATTGACAATATTTCAGGTATTACTGCCGAACTAACAGAAGTTCTTATACCTGGGGAAGACGAAGAAACAGACGAAAGTTTGAGACAGCGATATTTTGAAAGTCTTGTCAGCCAAGCTTATGGGGGAAACATTGCCGACTATAAACAGAAAGTGAGTGCACTGCCCGGCGTTGGCGGGGTGAAAGTGGAGCCTGTGTGGAACGGTGGTGGCACCGTAAAACTGATAATAATTGATAGTGACTATAATAAGCCTTCGCCCACACTCATTGATGAAGTGCAGACTGCCGTTGACCCGGTGCAAAACCAAGGAAAAGGCTACGGGATTGCCCCTATCGGCCACGTTGTGACTGTCGTCGGTGTTGATGAGGTAAACATAGACGTTGAACCTCAAATTACCCTGCAAACCGGCTACACCTGGGCGGACGTGAAGCCGGCAGTAGAGGCTGCCATAAATGACTATTTCGCAGAATTACGTAGTCAATGGGCAGATTCACAAACATTAGTGGTACGTATCAGCCAGATTGAAGTAAGAATTTTGGGTATTACGGGAATTGTAGATGTGCAGAACACCAAGCTGAATGGACAACAGCAAAACATCGAGCTGGGTCCCTATGAAATCCCCGTTCTGGGTGAGGTGGTCCCGGCATGGGCATAAAAGATTTATGGCCGCCGATAATGCAAGAACTAAAAGAATTTCAGAAGATAGCAGAAATCGAGGACTCGTTTTTTGAACAACTTAAGCAAGAGATACAAAACATTGTGGACGACCAATTCATTCAGACAGCAACAGAAAAGGGCATCGCCAGGCGGGAAAGAATGCTAAAAATTTCTCCCTTCGCCGATGATACCCTTGAAACTAGAAGATTTCGAGTGCAGGGCGTATGGAATGATAAGCTGCCATACACATACAGGGTGTTGCTAGAACGGCTTAACAGCCTTTGTGGGCCGGATGGATATGTGATAGAGCTTAATCCAGGGGAATACAGCTTGAAAATCAAGATTGAGCTGAATAAGAAACGTATGTTTGACGAAGTAGTGAAGATCACAAGACAAATGGTGCCGGCTAATATAGCCATTACAGTAGAATTGCGATACAACCAGCATTTGATGTTGGCAAAATTCATACATGGGCAGTTAAGCCAGTACACCCATTACCAATTGAGAAATGAGGTGGTGAGCTAATGGAGTATACACAGAATTATAAGCTAAAGAAACCTGGGCAGGAGGATTTTTACAACGTAGATGATTTTAACAGCAATGCTGACATTATTGACCAGAAGCTAAAAGAAATAGAGGATAAGACGAAAAATATAGTAACTTCCGTAAATGGGAAAACAGGCGACGTAGAGTTGAAAGCTGAAGATATTGGCGCAGAGACCCCCGCAGGAGCACAGACGAAAGCAAATCAAGCTGAAGCAAATGCAAAGGCTTATACTGACCAACAAATAAGCACAGTAGCCAACGACCTAGCGTCGCATAAGAATGATATTATGCCACATAAATTCACGGCTGGGAGTAAAACGTATCGGTGGGGGTTCCGTATTATTAATAGTCAGCCACAATTTATCTATGAAGAGGTGACAGAATAATGGAAGTCATAAACTTAGCTACAAGAGAAAATCAAGAATTGATATTAAGTTATTTCCCAATTAAAGGAGGAACAAATTTTAGTGAGTATCAGGCATTTTGTGTCACCCAACGCATTAAAAACACTGATTACACATTAGTATTGGATATTACTGGAGAGGGTTTTTTAAATTTATTACTCGCGTCTGGCGTTCTTGATGCAAGAATAATAATAGATGATACACCAGAGATAAGGTTTAGTTTTGGTAGGGTTTATGGTAGTGCAGGTTTAATGTTGCATTTTAATACATCTTTAAAAGTTTACCTTAGACTTATAGGACCTCAAACTACTGAAACTGCTTATATTGTTTATTCTTTAAAGGGGGAATAATTAAATGCTCCGAATATTAAATCAATATGAATTAGATGGCTATAAGGTTGTAGAATATACAAAAGATGGAGTAACAGTATCACATACTGTAAAAACATTAATACAAACCGAGCCTATTGAGCCAGTTGAACCACGGTCATCTATTGAAGAATTGATTCTTGCCGAAAATCTTTATCAAACCGCTTTATTTGAATTCCAAATGATTGGAGGGGAATAATATGACACCTTATCAGATTTGGAGAAAGATGATTAGAGAGAAGGTCTATAACAAGACAGAGATCACTAAAAGAGTAAATGCCGTTTTTGCTGTAGGACAATTAAATGAGACTGAATACACAGAGCTAATTAATTTGATTGATGAAGTGTATTCAGAAACTGCTTAAGTCGCATAAGGAAACTTATACGTCATAACCGCAACACCTGAGCAGGGTGTATTTTTTATGCCCTGCTTTTATTCTTGCTGGAGTGCAAAGGAAAAGGAGGCGATGTACATGCCGGGAGCAGAACTGGCACAGTATGGCCTTGCGACATTTGCAGTTGCAGGACTTTTGTATTACATAGAAAGGACGGATGCAGATGGAACTTGAGGAGAAGGTGAACGACATGGAAGTGCTACTTGGCAAACACGATGAAAGACTGAAGAAGCTCGAAGAGTGGCAATCAAAACAAAATGGGAGCTTGCAACGATTGGAAACGAAAGTAGATGGTATCTACACATGGTTGATAGGTTTGATGGGTGGCATGATTGTTTCCCTAATAATGCTGGTTGTGAACATTTTTGGAGGTAAGTAATATGCGATATTCTAAGTTCATTGTCGCACTTGTAATATTGCTAAACACAATCTTCACGGCAGCAGTTTTGTACGTTTTCCTGCGGGTAGGCACAGAACCTACAACACTCATCGGCGCTTGGTTTGCTTTTACGACAGGGGAATTGTGGCTTTTAGCAGGCATAAAAAAGCATGAAATCAGATTCGGTGGTGATGAGAAAAATGGCAGTGAAGATAATCGAAACGAACCTTCAATTTAGAGGAGCACTGCAAAAGAGGAGCAGGACAGACTATATCGTGCTACATCATGCAGATGCCATACATGCTTCCGTGCAGGATATACATCGCTGGCATCTCCAAAGAGGTTGGGCAGGAATAGGATACCATTATTATGTCAGAAAGGACGGCAATATCTACAGAGGAAGGCCTCGAGACGTTATCGGGGCACATGTAAAAGGACATAACTATAACAGCATCGGCGTATGTGCAGAAGGCGACTATATGAAGGAAACTATGCCAGAAGCTCAAAAATGCTCCATAATCGCTTTAGTAAAAGAACTAATACAAATATATCCTAACACAAAAATTGTGGGGCATAGAGACCTTATGGCAACAAAGTGTCCGGGAGTAAAATATCCATTTCAGGAGATAGTACAAAAAGTTTATAAGAAGGAGGCGCAGGTAGTGGGTAAGCTTTTTAAAGACGTCCCCGACGACCACTGGGCTATAGAAGACATAGAATGGGCAAAAAATGCAGGGCTTATAAAAGGCTATGACGATGGTAAGTTTGGATTAGGAAAGAATATTACGAGGGAGGAGCTTGTGGTGGTGCTTCACAGACTATATAAAATGTTAGGAGGTAAAGAATAATGTCTGAGATTTGGTATAACATCTTATATAATCTATTACTCTTGATTGTTACGCTTGCAACAGCTTATTTGGTAGCATTTTTAAAGAAAAAAGTCGGCACAGAAAAACTAAAACAAATAGAAAGAGAATTAGAAACAAAACGGGAGCTTGCAGATATCGCAGTTCAATTTGTAGAGCAGGTTTATAAAAATGTTTTGCCCGGGGAGGAGAAATATAATAAAGCCGCTGAATGGCTTGTAAATCAATTTCAAAAATTAGGTTTGGAGTTTACAGACACAGAAATAAAAGGGCTCATAGAAGCAGCCCTAAGAAGTTTTAAGGATGCCTTTGGTGAAGAGTGGGCAAAACAAAATAAATAATTCGGCCCTTCGGGGCCTGTTTTTTTTATGTCTTCATGAGGCGGATATATATTTATGCCCGTCCAATTTTCTCTCATTGTAGGGTAAATACAAACGTTATCATGAGGATAAAAATAAAAGGGCCTGTTAGCCCTTAAAATCCTAAAGCAATTAGCTTTTCCAATGCTAATCCCTTAACTCGTGAATTTCAAATTCACAAAATGGACATTCGCTATTTTTTTCTATTGTCAAGCTGGAGATATAGCCTTTACTGGCATACTTAGCTTGTCCAACAACAAATTCAACATGTACTACTTCCTCTTGGAGAAATGCTTTTTCTAATAATTTTTCAAAGCTTGAAGAAAGGAGGTATCCTCCAAGCTTAATAATCTCCCCCAAAGGGGCTTTTTCTATTTCTGTCAAAACAGCTATTTTTTCTTGATTTACATACAAGGTACCGATGCCAGAAATCATATCTGTTCCTCTCCTTCGGTTTCCTCCACAACCTCTCTCAATTTTTCCCTTACAAACTCCGAAATGGAATATCCCATCTCGGCAAGTTTTTTTCGGCTTTCTTCTTTAGTTGAGATGGCAACTTTACTTGTATATATGCATCGTTTTTTTGTTTCTACACATCGCATTTGTTTATTTTTCTTCAAAACTTTTTCAAAAAAATTTTTTTAGATTTTTTTTAAAAAAGTATTGACATCATAACATTATAGAGGTATAATTAAAG